CAGTTGCTCCGCTGTCAGGTCTTTTGTGCTCATAACTCCCTCCTTGCTCGTCTTAGACGCGCTGGCAGTACTACAGTGGCGTTGCACTGGTCACAGCAAGTGCCTTTTTTCCAGATGGGATAAGGATCGTTGCCGTTTCCAGCTATCTCTTTACCGCAGATGCAGCAGGTTTTCCTTTCCTCTTCCTCAAAGACTGGCTGTATGCCGCAGCTCGTCGCCACGTCCAGTTCCAGTTTCGCACCCTTACTCACCCACCAGTCCTTCAGCATGTAGATGTAATCGCATTGCAGCAGCAGTCCGATGTCCACTTTCATGTGCTTGCGCCAGTCGCCCGGTTGGGGCAGGCCGTTGTTAAAAGGGTTGATGGGCTTGTAACCCTTAGCCCGTAAAAGTGCTTCGGCGGCCTTGAAGGTAGCCTTGCGCTCGTCTAAGTCATAGTGCTCGATCGCACCACTGATGTAAATCTTCTTGCTCATTCCTTTATTTTGTTTGATGTTCTTAAAATACCTTCTTCCCAAACTACAAAACTGTTACCCGCATCAGGATTGAAGCGTCCCTGACAGTATGCCCTGAACCCCACGACCCGCACCTTCACACCCGCCTTGTAGCGGAGCCGGAGTGCAGCATTGCCTAATGGCTGGCTCTTCTTCTCCATACTGATGAAGATAAAGCTCTTCCGTGGAAAGTCCTCGATTAGTTTCTTCGTCTCTGGCCATTCCCAACCGCTTTCCTGGTAGCTGTCCACGATAATGAACTTCGCCGAGTGCCGCTTCTTCAGCCTTGCGGTAAGGTCCTCTATCGTATCCTCCGTTACCACGCGAAACCAGCCCTGGCACTTCTCCATCTCGAAGAGTTTTACTCTTTCCTGGAAACTTTGGCTCACGCCCTCCTCATAGCTCAAGTAGAGCACCTGCCCGTAGTTCGTCAGTTCACGTGCCAACTGCATCACGAAACTGCTCTTGCCCGCCGCGCTCGCACCGCTGATGAACCAGGTGGAGTTTTCCTCTGGCAAACCAAAGCACTCCGCCCAGCGACCACCCCACGGTAGCGTCTTGTAGGTCTTCGCCGCAATTTCCTTTGGACTGTACGCTCGCTTTGCCATACCTACTTTTTCAGAGCCTCTATTAAGTAATCGGCAGCAACACGAGATAACCATGCCGCACTTCGGAATACATCTGCAGCGGTATTATCCCCCTCTAACTTTGCCTGTTGACAGGTTTGAACATAAAGGTCTTTTGCAATTTCATACCTGCGTTGTTCCCAGTTTATTTCATCTTGTACACGTTTCATTCTGTTTCCTTTCTTTTCTTTTTCGACTTTCGCCACTTACATTCATCACACAGGAAATGTCCAATGCCGTCACAATTACCAAGACAACGGCCTTTCTTATAATCTCTGCAATCAACCATAATCTACACTGTTACATGCCGATCGCTGCCTTCTTTCAGCTTCTCTATCTCCGTATATACTCTTCGCAGCCCGCCACCGCTCTTGCGCACTATCTGGCCGATGTCCATGCCCTTAGGGGCGTTCACCGTCGCCACCACGCGCGCCTGCTCCAGCAGGAATGCCTTGCGGTCTTCCGCCTGGTCGGGCGTTACCTTGCTGTACTTACCGCCATACCGACTAAAGATTTCTGCATAGCCGACCTTCTGATGTTCCACCATGCGGTCTATCTTCGCACGAAGCCCGTCCGCGCCCATCATATACCACCCACAGCACATTTCCGTAGCGTTCCACAGGGCTTTCAACTCAAGGAAGGCTTCATATTGCAAGTCGCCCGCCTCGTCAAGCACTACCAATGGGCGTTCCATCGAGCGCAGGTAATACACCAGGTCTTCGTAGGTATCCTGATACTTACCGCTCGTGCCTACGCCAAACTCTTTGGCTATTTTCTTGACCAGCGCACGCTTGGTCTTCACCTGCGAGCAGTCCACATACACAGCGTTTCGGTGCTCATGCACATACCAACGGGCCGTATAGGTCTTGCCAATATTCGGCAGGTCGCAGAGTATCACGCTCAAGCTGCGCTCCTGACACGCCTCCAGCTGAATGCTGATGTACTTGAAGGTCTCCGTCTGCGCACCCTTCCATTCGATGGACTCGCGCAGGTTCACGTCTAACCTTCTGGCAATGTTTACCCAATTGGCGTCGCTCAGCGCCTTCTCCGTTTGACCTTTTTTCAATCCGTTATACACGCTGGCCGATATACCCAGCGCCGATGCGTGCTTCGCATCGCTCGGATAGTTTCTGCGGTTGGCGGCTATCGCCTCCAAAATCCGCTGTTTATTGCCTGTTGTAATCATATTCTAATGGCATTTAATCGTTATTCTAATTGTGCCCGTCAAGGACTCGAACCTTGCAACCTCTCCTCAAGTGACTTCATCAATCCGTCTCCTGTCAACAGGGTGTGCTGCCTTACACCAACGGGCTGTTTTTATATGTCTGCCCTTGCGCGAGCCGTTACGCCTATCACCGTATGTGGCTGGTATTTCGGTTCTTCCTTTGGTTTCAACTCCAACGCCTCCGCAGGCTCTTCATTCAGCAATGCTGCCGTGGTTTTCATCACGCCCACCTTGCTGATGGCCCGTTCTTTCAGATACTTGTTTAAGTGGGCCACCTTCTTCTGTTGCTTCTCGAATTTCTCCCTGTCCTCCTCGGTCTGCTCGGCCATCACGCGGTTGTAGGTCTCCACTTTTTCCACCGTGTCGATATACCGCTCACCCTGATACAGGTACACGTCTTTTGGTTGTCCCTCCTCGTCGGGCAGGTAGCAGGCCGTTACCTTGTAGTTGTTGGGCGCAAGCCGCTCCAGCACCTCAGGGCCACTGAGCCACCAGTCGGCATAGGCCACACGCACTGTGGAGTTCCTGCGTACGCTCGTTTCCACGTTCACTCCAATCCATCTTGCCAACATGCGGCGATCCAGTGGCCACAGGTCGGGATTCACGTTCTCCACAAGTACCTCCCAGCGAGTCTTGCCGGGCCACCTTTTTTGGTCGCTATGCAGGGAGTGGTTCCACTCCCTGTTGTCCTGCCGGTCATCGGCCACGAGTTCGTCCCAGCTGTAGTATTTCTTCTCCTCGTACAACTCGTTGCTTGCGTCGCTCACCTTCTTCTGCTCAACCCTGCGCTTTCCCTTGCCAAAAGGACGCCCAATACCTGCATGGTTCTTGTGGATGATGCTGGTCTTCTTCGCACCGTTGTAATGCTCCGCACGCTTCTCCTGTGAGTTCTGCGGGGCGCAGAAGCGCACGAATTCGAACACCACGCCCGGGCTCAGGTAGTTGTCCCGCCACTGCGACATCAGATGGTTCTCCACCTCAATGCCCTTCGGCGTACCCCAGCCGTTAGCGGCAAGAAGCCGGAACATGTCCCTGAAGCATTCCACCACCAGCGGCGTGTCCTTCTCCCTGGCGTAGCTCGCGCCAAGCACGCACTCGCTCACGTCGTCGTAGGCATAGTAGGCATGTACCCACTTCTTCGTATCCTTCAGTTTGCGGCTCAAGTCCACGTCGTCCATCGTAATCTGGCTCAGTGAGTAGCGGCCGTTGTGGCGGTGCATGTGGGGCAGTTGCTCGTGCATCAGCGTAACAGGCATCAGCAGGCGCTGGTTGATGCGCAACTTGTTCGCCGGCTGGTTCAGGATGTTGCTGATGGTGCTCTCGCTCAACATCAGAGGCTCGCCGTTCTTGTCGGTATAGTCATCGGGATTGAGTAACTCGCCCGTGTCGAGGTGGAAGATGTCAAGCTCGCCACAGAGGAACATCTTCCACTGTTCCCGGACGGTCGTGTTGTAAGGCTTGTTCTCAAGGCAGGAGAGGCTTAGCACGGCTTCCTCCACGGCCTCCGTCACCAGTCGCTTGTTCTGGTTGCCGAACTTGCCGCTGATGAGGCAAGCATAACCCTCGCGTCGGTACTCGTTCACTTTCTTCCTAAACCGCAGCGTGCTCGTAGGGAGCGTGTGCCCGAGTTCCGTCCGCAATGCCTCGATGGCATCGGCCATATAGTCCCAGTTGTATTTCTCGCCCATCAACTTGCGCGCTGTAGAGGCACGGTCGTAGAGTTTGATGCAGCAGTTCAGCACGCTCGCATTCGTAACATACTCCCTGATCTTCTCGGGGTGCTGAAGCAGGTCCACGCCGGTCTTGTCCTTGTCGCGGAAGAACTTCACGGCCTCATCGTCTGTTTCGTAGTTCTCCATCACCCACAGCCGAAGGTGTGTCTGTGCACCATCGGGATAGAGTTCCTTGACCTTTTCCTTGTACTTGCCGGGCAGACTGTCAATGGCAACGAGGGCATAGTTACCCAATCCCTTTCCTTGACGGACAACATCAATCTTGCCTTTCCATGCCTTTTGAGCATAGTTCGCCTTGGTCATGATGCCTTTGTCCATCAGCTCGCGGGCTGAGATGCACAGTTTGCCTTCGTAGTACTCCATCGCGTGCCTCCTTACCTAAGTGTCAAAGCCCAATCTTGAATGCCCTGTATGTCGCTTGTCATCAGGTTGTCGTAATGGCGTACCTTCTCGCCATGCTTAAACACATCGCACACGGGCTCCTTCTTTGAAAACTCCAGCAAAATATCGCCACGGTAATATCTCATGTAGCCGTCCGCATCATGCAAAACCTCCCATTCGGGAGCCTCAATCATCACGATACCTCTACGCTCCAACGCAAGGGTGCGTATCTTCCTTGCAAGGTCATTACCTTCGTTCATGTCTTCAAAGTGGATGGCGTTATATACGGTACGCTTGGAAACCTTAAACGCTTTCGCAATAAACTCGCGGTCCTCTTTCTGAATGTGAATGTACTTTTTCATAATCTCACTTAATTTATTTATTATACTTGGGACGGATGCCGGGAGTCGAACCCGGAGGTAGCGAACCTGCTGTCCGAGCCATCCTCCTTGTTATCCTTACACTCTATTCACCTGCTGATTTTTGTTCACGACGTCTTAGAGATGTAAACATCATATTCCTTAAAGAATAACATGCCCAATACGCTTCGTTACGATAACAGGAATAGCTATTCTCTGCCATAATGCGCATGCTACTTATCACCTCGCTTAATGCATCAACCAACGCATCTATTTTTTCAACACTCACTCTATCTAAAAGTTTCTCATTCATAATCTTTAATCCTTTAAATTCGTTAATCTCGCCCCTTTTTCGTATTTTTGGGCGCTTTTCCAAATGGAATACGCTGCAAAGATACAGAAAATTCTGAAATCACAAAAGAAATGAGTGAAAAAAATGCAGAAATATCTGCAAGAATAGATGAACTGATATGCATCCTGCATACAAACCCCAATAAATTCGCGAATGCCTTAGGGTATGGGCGTGCACAGACTATATATGATATTTTGAGTGGAAAATCGGCTCCCAGTTATGATTTTTTTAAGAGATTCTGCAATTCAGGATATTCTGTATTTATTAATCTCCGATGGCTACTGACAGGTGAAGGGCTTCCTATCATAGAAGAGACATATTATCAATCGGATCTCCCGATTGTAAAAATGGAAATGACAAGGGAACAAGCTGTTAAGAAGCTTCAGGAAGTCCGTAGAAAAAAATATTCAGAACTGGCAAATAAGATAAGTCCAACAATAGAAAAATCACAGGAAGAAGACTTACCCCAACCTATTCTCAACACTTTTATGAAGCAAATAGCAGAGCAGGCGGAAGAGATCGGCCAGCTCAAGGAGCAGGTACGCCAACTTACTATTGAAAAAGAAAGGCTTGCCTCCAATGCCCACTCTTCAAGTGCTGCGAACGTCGGATAGAACTCTTCCGTGTCATCAAAGGTGGAAAGTGTACGAAATAGTCCCCCCTGTGGGGTGTCCCCCTCTCCAAACACCACAATAACACACATGTGAATGGCTTCAACCCTTGTATATATAGGGGGTTACGCCAAAAAATGGCTTTCAAAAGTTGTTCGCAAAGTGCCAATTTCTTGTATCAATCCCCCCTTTTTTGGATTGTTGCTATATCCCCACAGGGGGGGGCTTGGCAGGAGTTTTGTAAACCTAAGTTTTTGGAAAAGTAAACCTAAACTATAAACCTAACCGTAAACCTAACGCCGAAAATCGCCCATTTTCACCCGCTTTTGTTCCTCCCCATCAAACCTCATTTTAAGGTCGTTCTAATACCATTCCCACACCGTTCAATTCTGGGCGTGTATAAAGCCCCTGTACTCCTCAAATGCCCGTGTACAAAGGGTTTTCATGCACAGCAACAAAAAAGGCCACACGCGTAAACGTGCAGCCCTATATACGTAAACTTTCCGGCAACCTTATGTAAACGAAAAGCCTTTCGATGTAAACCAAAATTAAACCAATGTAAACGTTTCGTTTTGTGGAGCCTAATCCATCAACCCAACCATAACTCTTTGTAAACCATCATCTTTACTTACTTTTTAACCCTCCATTATCCTATACGCTTCGTTCTGTGCCCCATAGTAATACCAGTTTTACCTTAAAACTGTTTTAATAAAAGCCCCAAAAGAGGATTATCTTTTGGGCATTGATGCCTGCTAGTCGGCTTAGTAGAGAAAGAAAAAATCCGCAGATAACTTATAGTGGAAGTTTCCGCATTTATGGTATCGCTGACAATAAGGAATCGCAAGTATAAAATGTTACATTTCAATTTTCCACCTTTTAGCATAAGCAATCTCAGTAATGCTAATTCATCTCAAAGCGCTATAAAATGGTGTCTCTACGAGGAGATACTATCGTCTCTACTTGTTGAGACTTACATCTCTACTTGTTGATACAATCGTCTCTACAAGTAGAGACACTAAACATACGCGTGTCTCTACTTTGAAAGCTAAGCTCAGACTAAACTTTTCAGTCTTTTCGTATGTATCGGGATAAGCTGTTTCTGTCTTTACATTAAGACCGTTTCAACAAAACCCTAAAAGAGAATCCTCTTTCGTATAGTTAATGTCAACTATCAATTAAATAACGAAAAGACAATCCTCAAAAATGAATTTGTTGTAAGACTTATTTTCGTAAAACAATTCCTTTTCAACCTAAAACGAAGGTAGAAAGGGAGAAGTGCGCACTTTTGTCAATCGAAAGCAAAACCTTACTTCAATCGAATTTAGGTAAATAGTTCAACTTGATAAAAAGGCATAAAAAAAGGGATACCTCTGTATCCCAACCTTGTTAACCTTA